TTCGAAAGGCCTCAAGTGGCATTTCGAAGGATGTAAAACCATTCCTCATGGAGGATGGTTTTCTTTTTCCCTCCCGTGACAATCACGGGGAAGGAGAATCAATCCTGGAACACTGGTCCCAGGATGAAGACCCACAGCCGTCCTCTGAGGACGAGCTGGAAGATATACCCGGCATTAGTGAAACTAATAGCCGGAATTGCTACGAAGACCCATTTCGGGTCCTCGCAGGATATGTTTTCGCTTCACAGTATTGTGAAGGAAAACCACGTATTAACGTCTGGCCCGGTGGTTGCCACCGGCTCCAGGATAAGATCAGATCCGACCTAGTCGGATCTGACCGTAAGAATGTGACTTGGTTCACCAAGATCACAAATCACGAGGAGAAGATGACTCTTCTCTTTCGTCACACGCATTGGGGCTATAGGCTCCAGCGCGCGCGCCATTCGGCGAAAGGCGAAGATCCTCTAAGGAACTTCGCCAATACCCTCTTCAGAAGAATCTCATTCTTCCTGAGAGGAAAACATGATCCCATCTGGACACCAGATGAGACCAGACGGTTCGCAGACTACTCTGCGGACCGTCATAAGACCTATAGAGCCCAAAGGCTGCTAGAGGTCCTCAAAACCGCCGATGGACTTTTCCTTCAGCGGTTCTTGTCCTACCCCGAAGAGGTATGGACATGGGAGAAGTTCGACTTGTACATAGTACAAGCGATCTCTATACTCCTTACCGACGAATTCTTCGACGGTGAGGTTAGTAGTTATTCACTTGATGAACAAACTACTCACTACGAGGATCTAAAAAGATCCCGTAAGTTGTTCAAACAGGTAATACACCTGGATGAACCTGCGCAAGGAATAGCGCAGATGGACGACTGCCCTCGTTGGGTAGCGTCCTTTCTCAGCCCTGCGTGGCGCAGGGCTGTGAAACATGACGGTTTCTCAAGGTTATACCTTGCAGGAACCCTGTCCCAAACTAGAGGATCCGGGACACCTCCTCCTCTTGTTGTGCTGCGCAGCAAGAAGAAGTTCCTGGCGTCGGTCTCTGAACCGCCGCCGGAAATTACAAGAACGGAAGAGAACTTGGTTCTCTCAACGTTCGATGATATTCTTCGGGACATTCCCGATCATATCTTTGCTGGATTGGACACGAAAGCTCGTGTCACAGTCACTGGTTCTGCCTGTTGGGAATCCACCAGGAAGGAGGGCGGTACTGCCCAAGCCATACTTGAGCTTATGCTCAAGTATGACGACATGCCCATTCCCATTCGGGACATGGACAATGGTCAAGTACTCGAATACTGTCAAAAGGACAGTTTTGAGTCGATCGGGACGGCGATTTTTCACGCCTGTCTCGATGAAGTTCTCTACACACCTGTGGAGGAACTTCGTGAGGTTCTTCTCACCATTGTGAGAGAACCTAGCAAAGCCCGCGTTGTCACCAAAGGACACGCGGCATTAAAGATCGTGCTAGACACGGTCTCTAAGATATGCTCGTACCCCTTGAAGAAGGGGTTTACAAGCTCAGCATCCGGTATGGGTAAATCCCACCACGGATGGAATCTCTTCCGGGACTTTTCCACAGAAGAGATGCATGAACTCCTGTTCTCCGAAGATCGGAGCAGGAGGGTAGAAGATTCTTTCAATGATCACATTGATAGAACCCAGTACTGGCAAGACCTTTGGTTTTGCAGTACAGATTTCCAGGAGGCTACCGACCGCCTGGTTCATAAACTTGCGAGAGGAATCTCTCGCAAGTGGATGGTAAAATGTGGGATTCCCCCCATTTTACAAGGTATCGTGCTGGGAGTTTGCTTCCAGCCACGAACTGTCTACTTCACGGCCACAGGGTCGTTGAAGGACATCGGTCAGCCCGCGGGCGGTGACCGGAGAAAGATCACCCTATACAGGGGAGTCTTAATGGGCGACCCACTTACAAAAGTGGTGTTGCACTTCACGAATATAATTTCGAGAAAGCTTGGGGAAGACATGTCTTCTGGCCAAGCATTTAAGGCCTTCAGAAATTCTTCTGAGGCCTATGAGATCTTTTTGGCGAATGCCACAAAGACCTGAATCATGTCAAACACTAGGTGTTTGCACGTGTAAAGTAAAGGCTCCTATTGGAGCGACATTA